ACTTGAGCAATACTGGCTGAACTATAACTGTGAATACATCACTGTTACAATTACCCCTAAGGATTGTATCGGTAATGGTTCCGCCCCAGCCGGTGGCCAATACACTTGCTACGAGTGTCGTTTCGTTTCTATCACAACTGCTGATGTTGACCGCGAGAGCGGCGATGTTCAGGAGGTCGAGGTAGAACTGACCGTTAACTACTGGGATCGTACCTGATTTCCATATCTATCAAATTTCAGGACCGCCTTCATTCGTGGGGGCGGTCTTTTTGTATAGGGTAAAACCATGAAGATGAAAATCCCCAGGGATTAATGGCAAAGACAACTTTTAGTTCCGGCGTTACAGTAACAAGTGCTTGGTTGAACGGGGCTAAGCAAATTTATTTCGATGGGCAAGACCTAGATTGGCACTACGATCCTCTAGGGCTATCCTCCCTTGTGATTACCGGTCCTAACGGTTTGGACTCCAGGTATATTACTCTGGGCACTGATCAACCTACTCTAGATTTAGAAGGAAAATATGCAGCTGGTGCACCGATTTCGGGCAGTAAGGTTGTTACTGGCACCTGGAACTTTGGTTACGATCAGACAGTAACAAACCCCCCTAACCCGCCCAACACAGGAGCTTACGCTCCTAAGAGTTACACAACAAACACAAAGTATAACTCAGGTGGCAGCACAATTGGAGAAAAATATGCAGAGCTTGAGGATGAAGACCTCATTACCAAGAAAATCTTAAATGATCAGTTCCTCGACAGGCTGGTTGATAATGGTTATTACTATGTCGAGATCAACGGACAACCTTCAAACTGCAACAACTACTCTATAGACGGAACCTCCACCAATGTTTGTCCAACAGCCTGAGGTAAACTGTGCCTAGATATGCTCCCCTGCCTTCCGTATCTATAGATCCCCGGAATGAAGCACAGCTGGTTCAGAGTGCCTCACAAAGGGTATACGAGGCTTCCAATCAAACTTTAAATGATTTTAGTGCAGGTAACCCTTTAGCAGCATTGCTTGAAGGGCAAGCTTTTGCACAAGGAGAATTTCTCTTTTGGGCAAATCAATTACCTGATAAAATTCTCTTAGAATGGATTGGCCCTTTTCTAGGGGCAATGCGAAGACTTGGCACACCTGCTGTGTCTAGAATCATCTTTAGCGCATCTCCCTCAGAAAGTTCGATAACAATCCCAGCTGGATTACAAATACTTACCAACCCTAATCTAACTGGAGGAGAGTCTTACACTTTTCTGCTAGATTCTGACGTCATTATCTCTCCGGGTCAAACCCAGGCGTTTGGGAGTTGCACCTCAGAGTATGTGGGTTCTATATACAATGTTCCTGCAAACAGTATTACAAATGTATCTGGTATTTCCATTGAAGGGTTAAGTGTCACTAATCCTCAACCTGCTATAGGCGGAAGCAATGTAGAGACTTACCGGCAAGTACAGGAACGTTTTTTCACTTTAATCCGTAGAAAAAACCCTGTAAGTGAGGTAGATTGGCAAAATTTGTTTATTGACTTATACGGCATAGGAACGATTTGTTCAGTTCAACCTAATCGCCCTAGCCCAAGTCTGTATAACTTCGACAGAAATTACCTGAGACCTAACGGGCAATTGTCGTTATTTGTCCTTGGACCTAACGCAACAGAACTAACTGATATTCAACTAGAGAGAGGCCAAAACATTGTAAATCTTTCCACTCCGGTGGAAATGAAGGCGTATTTGTATCCGTTTTCGTTAAGCCAAGTACAATATAACTTAACTGTAGAAGTTAACGCAAACGGGCCATACGGGGGCAACCTTAGAGATTCATCTCTATCCTTCAGAAACCGTTTGTACAACACTTTGACGCCCGGTATTATATTTCCAGCCTCAAACCCTCCCTCCGTTGGGGAAGTTGACTCGGCATTTAACGCCAGCATCGATGGTGCTACTCGGTACATTGATCCCAATATTATAGACTCAAAAGCCTATAACACCCCCTCTCTCATGAGCCAGGAGGCGGCAACCTACGCAAATATATTTGATTTTCAGACAACTGAATATCTGATGCAGGAGAATGATTTAGTCGTTACTAATTTTCCTGCACCGGTTTACTATCCGGTTATTGATTCCTTTACACCTTATTCTGCAGCAAAGCCAGATCAAACCATTTACGGGAATTTACAACTGAAGCAAATCAAATTGCTTGCTCCGGGTGTGTTCTCCAGGGGGGATGTTGCTGTCTATGTGGAGGCAGGTGTTCCTAATTTACGGGTTGTTCTACAAAACATCGTAATTCAAACCACTGATGAGATCCCTCGACTTATAGCTGAAAATAAAATCTCAGGAATTAAACAATACTCTCCCTGGGAGGTCGGAAGAACTTACCAAAACGAGGTAGGAGGACTTCTTAATCCAGAATTAGTGCAATACGATTACGACAGCAAAGAATACATCCCCTCTGGATCTCTACCCGTAAGTTTACGTCCTGGCACCTTGGCTTGGTATGTGAGCCAGAACTTCACGCTACAGCCGGAAACAAATGACCTGGATGGAGCATTAGCCCAAGCTAAGATTGGATCCGCAGTTGATCCTTTAGAGCTCCTTGAGGGCAACACCTATTACGCGGGGTCTTGGGTTAAAACATTGCAAGTCGGTTCTGGTCCTAACGCTGAGATCGATCCTTACTATTTCTATGTTGATATTCGTGCCGGGGCAGTCACTAAATATGCTTATGTGGAGTCAACCTTTACATACCTCCCTCAGGAACAAACCGTAAGCAGTTATTTTGATACTTTGGTGGCCGAGGGAACTTTAAAGGAAATTTCTCTCCGTGAGGGACAATTTGGCCTGCCAATTTATTATTACAAACCTAGATTCAAAGCAGGGCAGTACCTAGAGTACAAAACTTTAGCGAATGCGGATTCCAATTACTATATTGCAGCTCAATACTTTACGCCCTCTAGTACAAATGTTCAAGATCTGATCGAGCAGGGGCTGGTAATTCAACTCACCCTGAGTGACTCTGAACGCAGTGACTTCGAATCTCAGGTTGCAAGAGGGTTTATCGATCAACCTATAAGAATGTTCACTTTCTTTAAGGGAGATCAAACTTTCTTCAGGGATGGAACTGAAATCAAGACCTATATTGCGACAGAGAGTGTCACCCCTCTGTTCGAATTTTATATTTACTTAAACAACGGAGTGTTTGTTCCCTTAGGGGAAGCAGATCCTTCTGTGTTCCTGCAAAATATTGATTACATACCTTACTTTAATCCTTTGTATTCCGAGACAGCTGAGGACATAGTCATATCGGAGGACGGTAAAAACTTTTACCGTGTTATGAAAGCATTCACTCCGGGACTTACAACTGTTAACTGGACAGGTTTGACTGTTGCAAATACTGCGAGAGCCGAAGAATACGAGGGTAATCTTCTTCGCATAGTTCAAGCTTACCAGTGCAACGAACAAATTCTTTCCCAGCAAGGTGAGGATATTTCTTCCGTCAAACTGGGTGTTGCTCAAATTACGATAATTCCCAAAAACATAAAAGGGGCGACAATTGATCAGCAACAATATAGGTATGTATGGGAAAACACTAATTCCAATCTGGAAGTGCCTGAACTTTCTTGGGCTCCGGGAAGCACCTATGTGAAAAACCCACCGGATTACGGTAACGGAACACTAAGTCTATGAGTCAAGCTTTAACCCCCCTCAACGGCGGTCAACTTCAAGTAACGACTACCTTAAGTACCCCTCGCAGAAAAGTTATTTCTGAGAAGGCAGTTGAACTAAGAAAACTGTACCCTCAGGCGACTGAGTGGGTGCCAGGGGGCAGACCGATTTACGGCAGGCTGCCCTCCGTTTCGGAGTCTTATCAGATTGATTTTTTCGAGGAAAAGACTCAGGGATGGGTTTACATACCTTATGGGGAAGGCATTTTTGGTCCAAACTCCTTGGAGGTAGTTTCCTCGGATGACAATCAGTTTATCATCATAAAAGGTGGAAACATTGTATGGGAATACGGTCAGATCTCGATCAACCCTACGATAATTAACTGCTCTACTGTGGGACTTCAGAGCACCCGGTATCTTATTGGTTACCAGTTGCTTTATGACGATGCACCCTTTGACGCTCAATATTCTGTGTCTGATTTTTCCTTAAGCGGGTATGACCTGGAAATTTCTTCAAGCACGGATGATGTTGTAGGCTGGAAGTATCCTCCTGTCAACTGTTTTCTTAACAACTCCTATGTCTGGAAAACTCGGGATGAGTCGTTCCCTACTTATGCCCAACCAACCCAAGCTTTCTTGACTTGGAAATCTAAGAAGTATGCAGCATACAGTAATATAACCTTAAGGTGCCCTGCTAATACAGTCTATACGGGATCAGCATCTCTTTACAATAAAATTGACAATCAATGGTATTTAATACAGGAAACCAGCATACAAGAGGACAGTGCAAGTCAGTTCTTTAAGTTTGAGCTTGACAACTTAACCTTTCAAGAAGAGTGGAAAGTGGAATGGTCCACTGCGGATATTGCTATTGAAGCAGTGCTAGTATCCGGGGTGCTGACAATATTGAGCAACCCTGCAACGGGCACCACCCGTTATGCTCTTGTTGCCTACCCTGAAAACGCGGTTCCCAAGGAGTTTGAAAACAGTCTAGGGGAAAAAGTTCCTTTAGTTATCTGTAAACTCGCCTATGTAGATGTTGATGAATTATCTCAAGTCATTAAAATAGATGACGTCAGAGATATTGTCTACCGTGACTACAAACCCGTTGCTGAATGGCTCACAAGATCCCAAGACAAAGATCTTATCGACCTTTACGAAATTGTATCGGACTACTCCGGTCTTTGGTTGGAGCCTCAATCTCTTTTAAAGTACGAATACGAGCAATTAGCAGATGAGTCCATACAACTTTCAAACTCAAGTGTTTTAGGGAGCTAACATGAAATCATATCAGGCCAGTTTCAACCCTCAACAATTTGAGTTGAGAAATTATACAGGCGATTACTTCACATCTGATCAATTGACCTCTATTTCTCAGGTTGAGAGCAGGGTGAATGCTCAACTGGATTGGGTTGGTCAGTTGCTAGGGTGGAGTGGTCCTGACTATTGGTCTAACCTTGTTTCTAATGTTGCGCAGAAACGTAGATTACTAGGGGGCTCATTCGGGGTTTACAATTCCTATTATTTTCCTAAAGTTGTAGCCATAAGAAACTGGGAATACCCGGAAGAGCAGTTCACTTCTTCAACATATTTAGCGGAGCAGATTTATAACACACAAGACAAGCTTTGGGTCGTCCTGGAGAAAGACGAAGTTCTTGAAGCAGGTCAATTGTTGGTAATAGGAAACTACAGTTTTGAAATTGAGGAAATTTTAATTGAGGGTGAGAGGTTTGTTGTCCCCATAACGGGGGATGTTGATGAGATTCTTTCCCAATACTACAACGGTTCACAAGTAAAAATTCTTACTGAGAAAGTACGGCCAGAGCCCTTTTACAGACCAACTGTATCTTCGGCGGGAGACGCTTCCTTCACCTGCAAACAAGTAGGAAATAACACGCTGGAGCTTTACCCTGAATGGGACTCTTCCTATTCACTTCCCTACAAGTCCAGTGTCTTAATGGTAGGTGCAACCTACTACTTTGATAAACCTGTCTATCTATCTCGTTCAATCACTCGAGATATCGACGGAGATATCATTGAATACCCCGTTGATTTAGAGAGCGTTTATGATCCGGACAAAGAAGTCTGGTACCTTTCAATTCCCGATGATTTTGCAGCTGGCGAAGTTGGCACAAGAGCTTATATCGTATGGCTCTACGCAAATAGTTCTGCAGAATCTTTCTGCGTAAAAGAGGTCTCCCTACAAAGATGGGTTGATCCTTCCGACTGGGGTGATATAAGTGAATTTGATAGATACACTGGAACCTGGGGAGCAAAGGGCGGATGCTTACCCTTTAACTTTGTATTCGACTCATTGGAGATTTCGGGCTTCGATGAGCAAAAATCCTTAATTCTTCAGCCTCTTACAAATAGGGTTTCCTTTGATAAACTGCTGAATTTTGTATACTATCAACAGACTCCTATATCTCCTAACCCGCCTACTGATGCTAAAGAAAGTCAAGTGTGGTGGAATAGCCAGACAGGTTCCTTTTCTGTCTGGGTTGATAATCCGTACGGCTGCGGGTCGTGGGAGGAGGTTTTATACCCCAACCCCCCAGTCATTAAAAATGAAGCTGAACAGATTTACCCAACAGTTGATGATTTTCGCTTTTCCTCGGACGATGTTCCGGTAGGGGTTTTAATAGAGATTGCAGACATAACTGGTTTATCACTAGTAGACAATATCTTAGGAATTAGCAGCACTTTGCAATCTCCTGCTAGCTTGAAGTTATACAAGGAGCCAAACGGGGACTACTGGATTCCTTTCGAGTTCACCTATCAGGATGAAGCCGATTTTGACGCTGATGCCTTGGCGCTACCTTACCTGGTTCCAGTTATCTTGTTAAATTCCGAATTGTTAGGTATTGGCAGATACAATTATGTTATTACAAACCTTGGTTTTGTTATTACAGAACCCTTAAGTGTAAAACTGCTG